ACTTTCCTGTATTAAGTAAAGGATCTACATGACTTTGTGAGATCTCTAACTGCTTTTTAGGTATGGGTTTATTGTTAGCCATCTATTATAATATTGCTTGTGTTATTCCTACCTTTTCTGCTCTTGTTAAGTGACATTTTACTATAATAGATACTGAGCTACCGAAGCTAGAACCGTATTCTGTAAAATTATAGCTACTATCCCTACCTAAAAATAGTTGATTTTCTACAACTGTGTCGACTTCGTAGTAATTTTCCTGCCAAAGTAAAATATCTCCTACTTCAGGTACTACGTTTACATCAACTAAATCCTGTCTTATGAAAGCAAATGATGCTTCTCTCGTTAAATCTGGTCCAAAATCATCGTCTGTTATTACTTGTTCTCCTCTAGTAATAAGACAATTAAGTTTTATAGCATTCCAAAAGGATTTTGTAAGAGCCTCTCCGTACAAATTAGCTTCTGTATCTTCTATACTTAATTTATAGTATAGGATCTCCTGCTCAACTATATCTTTGAGTAACTCTCTACCTATATGAGTAAGTAGTCCAAAGTCTCTAGTACTTCCAAATATCATTTTACCTCAATTGTTTTTGGTGCAAACTCAAACTTAGTAATTTGAGGAATTTTTGATAATGAAACCTTTTTTAATTTAGCAAAAGCTGGTTCTGCTTGTTGTTTAGTAATAATTTTCATCTTCATTACAGCAGTATTATTACTATCATTATGAGAAACCTGGGTTACTGTTATAACTCCTGGTAAAGCTCTTAATAATTCACCGGTTTCTTGTATAGTTACTTCAGGGTTAATAGTAATTCTTACTAAACCTTGATAGGTAGTATATTCGTTTTCGATTAATATATTAAGTAGTTTTATCATCCTACGTAAATTAGCATTGGTACACCTTGTAAAGTGTCGTTCATAAATTTAGCTTCATTTGCTTTTGCTTCGAGTAATGAAGTCATATTTGTAGAGGCTAAGTTAGCTCTTAAACCCTCTATTAATCCTGCTTTTTCTGTTCTAGCATCAGCTAATAAATCTGCTTGATTAAGTGTAGCTTCAGATCCTGGTACGGGTATTGTTGAGTATTTTCCTCTAATATAAGCTAACATCTCTTTCGATACTGCTGCCGCATAATTATACACCCAAGCTTTTGCTGGAGCATTAAAAGTAGAGTATACAGGGTTAGCGTAAGGTACGTTTGATATGTTTGTGATTACGTTATTTGAATTTAAGTAACCGGATCCTGCAGATCCTCCTCCTAACATTACTCCATCATCAATATATCTCTTATCACTATTTTTGTAAAATTCAAAAAACAATTTACCTCCGTTTTTAGGGATTGGGAAAAGTTTTAATTGGTTTGCAACTAACTCAAAAGAGTATGATGAACGTCTTACTTGATCGTTAAACTCAATAGCCTGCACCTTTAATATATCGTAGGAAGTAGGCATCAACATAAAGTTTACCCCTGGGCTAAAAGAACCGAAGTCGAATGCATCCATTAAGGACTGAATGCCAGTACCAGTACCAGCATAAGGGTCAAAATAACGAAGGATAGCTGGAGGCGCTTCAAAAAATACTTTTCTAATTTCTATACCACCTTCAATTCCTTCAGAAGTTGCCCATGCATTTAAATCATATGTTTGTTGATCTGCTACTATATCTAGAGAGCCAGAATATTTTCTAACAGTTCCTCCAACTCCGGCTTCTGTACCGTAGTTTTTACTTATTTCGATCATTCTGTTTAATGAAGGTCGAACTAAAGTAGCGTTAAGATTCGCAGAAGCATTTCCTCCTTGAACAGAAAGAAAGTTTTGCTGTATTTGTTGTTGGTATAATTCGTTACCGTACTGTGTAATAGCTTCTTCAAATGCAGCATAGAACGAACCTGATGTAAGTTCAACATCCATTAGAGGATAGCCTAGTTTTATTGCACAGTATTTAGCTACCTTATCAGCTTCATCTATAAAGTCATCATCTGAATCATAAAAGCCAAACGGTGTTTGCCCTGATGCAAACTGTGAGTAGCCGTTCCATATCTGTATATTAGCCATTCTTATTTTACTTTGTTAATAAATAGTAACTATCTTTAGTCCCTATAGGTTTCATATACCTTAAGTACTGGTGCTACTATTTCATGTCTATGGTTCTTTTCTAATGTAACTACTCGGAAGCCTTTCACTTGCTCTTCTATTCTGCTAAGGAAGGAAAATCCAGTATCTTTCTTATAGTTCAAATCTATCTGAGCCAAATCACCGCAGATTACCATTTTACTTCCTTTTCCTAAACGTCCTATTACTGCTTCCATTTGGGAATGAGTTACGTTCTGGGCTTCATCTACTATTACGAAAGCATCTACAAATGTACGACCTCTCATAAATGCAAATGGTACTATTTCTATTCTTCCATTTTCTAAATCTTTATCTATCTTAGCCTTATCGTAAAGCATGTATAGATTGTGATAGATTGGTGCTAACCAAGGATCCATCTTCTCTTTAATATCTCCTGGTAAAAAGCCTATATCTTCTTTAGCTACGGTTGGTCTGGTAATAACAATTCTTTCTACTTCTCGATTATATAATAAGTCTAATGCTGCTTGTGCTGCTACTAACGTCTTTCCTGAACCTGCAGCTCCTTTTATAGCTGTTATTGGATTATCTACTATGATTGCTTTTGCTAACTTCTGTTCTTCATTAAGTTGAATATTAAACTTTATTGGATTTTTAGGTTTACGTTTTTCAACATACACCTCATCATTGTAGGGTTTTGATGTCATAGATCTTTGTTTAGTAAAATAACTTCTTACTAATATAAATAGAGCAAAATCATCTATATAAACAAAAAAAAGAGGCCCGAAGGCCTCTCTTTATATTACTCTATCCTAGATTAGATTTGCTCTAAATCTGTGACGAAGATCTTACCATAGAATTCTGGACGGATCATTTTCTTAGCGTAACGAGTCATCAAACCTTTACGTGGAGTAAATGTTTCTGGATCGTACACTAATGGAGTCATCATCAATGGAACGTAAGGAGCATATACTGCACCAGCTTCCAAGAATTGACTACCACGGAAGCCCATTAAGATGGTATTCTCAGTCATGTAAGGGTTTTTGTAAACTTTGAAACGACTGTTTAATTGACCAACTTTCTGAACACCCATTGCAAACTCCATTTTGTCGCCGTTTGTATCAGCAGCATATCCTGGAATAGATTCTAAGATAGTTGCTACGTTAGGAGAACATACTAAGAAGTTAGCACCACCACGTAATGTCTTTTGGTGAATTTTGTTAGATACTTTTTGGATTTTAGTACCTAAGGTTTGGAACCACTGACCTTGTGTGTTGTAGAAGTCAGAAGTTGAAGTAGTCCAAGCTGAACCATTCCAAATTTTGTTATTTTCTACAGACCATTTTTCAGTAGTACGAGCATCTTGAATCAACATATCGATTAATTCTAAGTCAATCTCCATAGAGATATATTCGCTCAACAATGAAGTCAATTCAGCTTCAGCGTCAATGCTATGGTAAGCATTTAAGTCTTGAGCGAATTCTGGAGTCCATTGTGCTTTCAATTTACGAGTCTTAGCCACTACTGATTCAGAACGTAATTGAACGTCGATTTCTGGGATTGAAATAGAAGAGTCAACAGCTGCGTTTGAAGCTGCTTCGAAATCACCGCGTGCATTATCTACTGGTTGTTTGTGGTAAACAACATCGAAATTAGATGAACCGGCTGCACCAGTTGCACCTGCTACTTTAGTGATAGCTGAACCTAATACTACGAATGATACAGTTGAAGTACCGTTTGTAGAGCTATGAGCTTTTAATGAGTTAGCATCTAAGTTAACAGAAGCAGATACTAATGAGAAAGCACGAATACCTTTAGCATCGAAGTTAGTTGATGAAGGTAATGTAGCAGTTACTACTACGTAATCGCCTGGGTTAATACCGCTTTCATATCCAATTGAAGATGAAGTTGCAGCAGCTACTGAGTAAGCTACGTCTTCTTGAGTCTTTGAGTTCAAAGAATAAGAGAAACGACCTACACCGTATAAACCACCTGAAGGATCTGCATCTAAAGTATCCAAAGCACCGTACATGTTGTCACCATCTGCAAATGGAGCTTTAGTTGTACCGTATTTGAAATCTAAATAGAATACAAGACCTGAAGGTAAGTTCATTGGCTGTACTGATAAAAAGTCTTTTGCAGAGATCTGAGCGAATACTTTACGTACTAACGGTAAAGCAACACCAGCCCATTGTTCACCTTGACCAGCAGTAAATGTACCGCCAGTACCAGTTGTGTTAGCTTCAGCAACGATTTGCTTAGCTTGGTTTTCTAGGATCATAGCCATGTTAGTCTTATCTTTCTCATTTGAAAGACCTTCTAACAAGCCTGATTGGCTCCACTTATCAGCTAAACGAGCTGCATCAGCTGCTTGGCTTTTATAAGTGTTTGAGCTTTCCAATAATGAATTAATTTCCATTTTTTGTTAAAATTTAATTTGATTAGTGTTATTTAATAATAATTCCTGCCAATTTTTGCATTCTACGAACTGTCTCAGATACTTCGCTGATTACTTCTGGTTTTGTTGCTGTAGTACCAGTAGCTTTGCTAGCGAAACCTCTTGATTCTTTGATAGAGCTAGTTTCTTTTTTAGTTACTAAGCTTTCGCAGATAGTTTCGAATACTAATTTTACTTCTTTAACTGTCTCAGCTTTGTCAAAGGCAGCGATGACATTCACTTGTTGAGTTTCAGATAAATTGTTTGCTTTCAATACTTTGTTTAAATAAAGTAATTTAGCGTTTAATAAATTTACTTCAGATAAATCTTTCTTTAAAGATTCGATTGTTTCTAAAGCTTCTTTCATTGAAGAATGTTCTTCTTCTTCTTTCTTTTCAGGAGCCTCCATTACTGGTTCTTCCTTTTTCTCTCCTTTCAACTCAGCTAATTTAGCTTCTAATTCAGCAATTTGTGCTTCTTTAGCCATGTCTTCTTCGTACACAGGAAGTTTTTCTTCTGGGGGTTCAGGAAGTTTGTCTTTATCTTTTTCATGAGCAGGAGCGGCTTCAGCTGCTGGAGCCATACCTTCTAATTCTTTTAGAAGCTCTTCAAGATCGATTTCTTCACCGTCTGCAACATCTGCTGCTGGGGCTTCTAAATCATCTCCTACTGGCATTTCTTCACCAGGAATAGCTTCTTCTTCACCTGCTGGAGAGCCTGCTCCCATTTCTTGAGCGATGATATCACGAATTAAATTTTTGAAGTCTTCAACTGATAAGTCACTTACTTCTTTGTCTTCATCGTGTCCACCTTCTTCTGGAGCTTCTTCACCCTCTGGTGCTTCTGCAGCATCGTCTTCAGATTTTTCTGAATCATCCTCTGCTGCTTCACTAAATCCTAAATCGTTCTCTGCTACTAATCCTTCTTCTGCAATTACCTCTTCTTTTTCTTCAGAACCTTCTAGTTCTTGAAGTTTAGCGGCTAACATATCTTTTAAATGAGGAGTTAAACTCTCTTCTAAAGATTGTTTTGCATTTGCGATAGCGGCTTCACGAACAGATTTAGCTTCAGCAATAGCTTGCTTGAATAAATCTTTGTTTGCCATTTTTACAATAAAATTGTTTGATTTGTACGATTATTAGAATCGTAATGTAAATTTGTAGTATAGGATATCGTATATTAACGATATATTTGTATATAAATATATAGTATTTCCTAAAACAGTAGACTTACTTAAAAATAATTAGATAGCAGAAAATATTCGAGTTAAGTATTCCTTTACTTCACCACTTTTAACGGCGGTTAGTGCTCCTTCTAAACTAGCTAAACTAATATTTTTAGCCTGCAGAGCTTTGATTGCTGTTACCCCTGATGCAATTAAGAATATTGCTACTATGATATGAAATACAGCATTGGATATGTTATGTACTTTTTTAGGATCTTTAACAAACTTATGTACTACCATTTCAATAGGTCTAATATATAAGTGGTGTAGTTGATCTGCTAATTTACCCATATCCTGAAAGTACTTTTCAGCTGCTGCTGGTTCGTCTGGTTTTTGACCGAAGTACTCTCTTACTCCTTTAGATAGATTTCTACCTACCCTAGCTATAAGACCTAAAATTGCAGGTAATGCTACTACTAAGCTAGCTGTTGTTAATAACCCTTCTTTAGGATCATCTGCTTTATCTAACTCATTATCTAAGCCTTGAGCTAATACTTTAAAATCATCTCCTAAAGCAGCTGCTAGTTGATTAATTTTATTATCGTCTTCTAGAATAATTTGTACTAACTTCATTATGCTCTCAGTATGTCGTTTATAATACCGTCAAGTTTTACAAACTTAGATACAGCTTGAGCACTTTCATTCAAAGAAATAGGGTTCATGAATGCTCCATGTGTAGATGGATTAGATACGAAATCCCAACATACTAACTCGAAATCAGGTTGTACTTCTAAAGTACCTTCGTTCGTCTGTTGAACCGAACCTGTACCCCTGGATGAGATACCGATTGTATGTCCTGCTTTTATTATCTCTCTAACAATATTACCAGAAGGAGTATTTAGCAATTCTACTCTTCCCATTAGTTCGTCACCTTTCCACCATAATTCTTTTATGATATGAGATGCATTTTTTAAAGATACGATAGCTGATTCTGGATGATCTAATTCTCCGTAGGCGTTTCCGTTATTAACAAATTCTTTTACATACTTGTCAACTTCTCGTAAAAGTATTTCTTTATCGTATACACGTCCGTTTTGGTTCTTAGCGCCTGCACGTTGCAAAATACCTTCTACTTCGAATACTCCAGGTCTTTCTTTAGATTCTCTAAGAATAGGTCTAAAGCTATGAACTTCTACTAATAATGCCATGCTTATTTATTTTTTAAAATTTTGCCTTCTTTTAACGAAAACGTTGCTCCTCTAGAACTACTTGCCGAGTACCCTAATTGTTCTAACTCTTCTGGCGATAAACTTCTTGTTTTGGGAGTTTGAATAGCAAAATATTTAGCCATTACTGGTTTTAAATCTTCTTTGAATGCATTAGATACAGCTGGTGCCATAAATGAACCAATTTCTTCGTATATAGCTTCAATATCTTCTCTAGCATCTAAATACATTTTTTCAATTTTAGCAATATGTGTTGCTAGCTCGGTAGCACCTTTTCTAATTCTTGCAGCTAAATCTTCATTATCTGCATTTTCGTAATTGATAAATTGCTCTAATTTTTCTGCTGCAGCTTCGTTTAGAGGCTGTTTATCCTCTAATATATTGACAATAACTTTTTTCATAGCTTCTTTCAGTTCAGCTTTTTTCATTCCGTTGAAAGTATCTACTTTATTATTATCTTTAACTATAACCATTTTATCATGCTTATCTACTTTAGGAGATTCTTTAGCCATTAAATTTAAGTAATGGTTGCAATCTTTTTCTAAGTTAGACATAGCTTTTTTCTTAGCTTTTATATATTCTTCTTCTGTTACTGATCCAGCAGAATCAACACCCATAGCATCTAATTCAATATCAATAGCACGTCTGATAGTTTCTGGTTTGTAACCGTCTTCTGATTTATTATCGTATACTACTTCTTTCACCTCTGTAATCAGACCTTTATTGATAAAGATCTTCACTGCATCTTCATATCCGTTAAAGCGAGTTACAAACTGTGGGTATTGCTTTTGAGCATCTCTTAAGAACTCAGCTTTTGTATATCTGTTCTCGTTTACAGCGTTAAACTTTTCTTGTAGTGTTTTCATTTAGATAGTCTATTAATTTTGTACTCGAAGGTCTGCTTGGTCGGCTAACTTTTTTAAAGCCTAACTTTTTCGCATAAATCGTAGCTTTATTATCTTTTTTCCCTCCGAAAGCATATCGAGTAGCAAATGCATCGTTTGCTCCGGGAGTATAAGTAGAACCACCAACGTTAGTTACATTAGCCTCTTGTAATACTTCTTGTACTAGTTTCCTCAATTCACTCAATTTCATACTATTTCAAGTTCGTGAACTAGTTCATAATACTGCATGAGGTTTACTAAGTGGGTATCTCCTATTTTCTCTTTGTTAGAAACAGGTTTGATAGCTTTCTTTACCTCTTCTAATTTTATTTTAATAACCTGATCGGATACTTTCTGAGACAGCTTACCTACCTTCTCTGCTATTTTCTCTAACTCTTCGTTTACTATAGTTCTAAGGCGGGTAGTTGAATTTACAGAAGTAATAAATTCTTTTAGTATATTTTTTTGTTCCGGAAGAAGGTCTTTATAGTTATCGTTAAATTTTTCTAATAATATTTTAAATGTAAGTAATCTTAAATCTTTATCATACTTTGAATATTCTTCAATTAGAGTATCTTTTACATCTTCTTCATTTTGTGTCTTAGATGTAAGGTGTTCTAGGATTGTTGTTTTATTCTCAATTAGAGAACTAGGATCAACATTTTCTGCATTATTTTGTGTTTCTAATAAACAGTAAAGAGCAGCTAATGCTTTATAGTCTCTAACTTGAATTGCAAAAAATTCATCAATATTATAATAATTTTTTATCTCAGCAATAAGTTCGTATTTTTGCTTCTTAATAGTAGTTTGGTCTAATTTACGAGAAATTTCTGTTATTGTTGATAGTATTGCTTCCGCTCTTAGAGGAGTTACGTTATTATTTTTTGATATAAATTCGTATAGTTTATACTCTTTAGCTAAAGAAGATTTACCTGCATAAAATTTTTTTAGAATACTCACTGCTGGAGAATCTTTCTTAGATAAGGTATCTGATGCGATTTGCTTAATAAGCAATTCGAATATTAAACCCGTGTTCTTATATTTAGAATGTTTTACTTTCATCTTATAGTTTTCCTAATATAAATATGCTTTATTCACCTAAATCTCTGATATTGTCTTCTTTTAAGAGATTTGATTCATCTTTCGTTGAAGTATTGAAGACTATTTCCTTAAATACTTCTTTGTTTCGATGATATATAGCCTTCGTATTATAACTTTCCATTACATTTTCGTTATCACTTGGGTAACCGCCTCTCATACCCTGTCTACCTAGAGGATCTCTTCCTCCTAAAGGATTATCGTTTGTATGGTAAATTGACATATTTGTTCTAGGTCTACCTCCTTCTTCTCCTGGATCAGTCAACTTACGAGGAGGATTAGGATGATCTTCGTACCCTGGAGGTACTGAACCTAGATTAGCTCCTGGGTTTCTATCTGTAGCAGTAGAACGTCTACCGTACATTGATGCTAAGTCATGAGGTGTACCGTACGATCTACCTGATTGAGCAGGGTCATTACCTTCACCTTCTATTTGAGATAATCTAAAGTTTCGTTTGAAATCTTCTCTAATCAACTCTCTCATCTCGTTATACTTGTCTTCTGATAGATGGAAAATAGTATCGTAGATATAATCAGTTGAGAATAATTTAGTGTCTATCATTTGAGCAGCTAAATCAATCTTTTCTTTCATTAATGCTACCCTTTCTTGCTCGTAAACAATGGAAGGATTTGTTAATTTAATTTCAAAGTTAACTAAAGACTCTCCTGTAAAGCCTTGAGAATATAAATGGACTAATGCTATCTTAGTTAATTCAGATTCCATTATTTTTTGTATTCTTTCTACAGTTCTTGCAAAACGAATATCCTCTGCTGCTAAAGTAGCTTTACCTTGTAATTCACCTTCATACCCAAAATATGCTTTAGGAATCTTTAATGCAGCAAATAACTTATCTCTTAGGTATATAATATCGTTTGTTCCGTCATATTCTAACCCTTTCGTAGTTTCAATACGAGTAGAATTATCACCCCCTCTTACAGGTAAGTAAAAATCTTCCATCATATTCTGAAGGTTGAATCTTAAGTTATACTGACCGTCCGGACTCATATATGGAGTCTTTTTGATAGTGTTGATGGTCTTTTGCATAAACTGTTCAACTTCTGCAGGAGGTATTTGACCTACGTTAACATAGAACATTCTTTTTTCAGGTGCTCTCATTATACGATGTATCAACATCGCATCTTCCATCAAAGTAAGTTGTTTATAAATCTTACGAGCTGGTTCTAAATAAGAACGTCCATAAGGTAGGTAATTAGTATCTGAGATTAATCTAAAATGAGCTATTTCATAATTGTCTAATTTAATAACTTTTCTATTCGAATTAGGAGTATAATTGGGGCTCTGAGAAGTTGCTAACCCGTCTAGATCAATCTGAAAAGTTACTTTAGTTGGATTCTCTTCATCGTTTCCTTCGTGCCGAGAAACATGATAAACGGTATAAGGTAGAACATTATAAACTCCTAATCCTTCTGCTATTTCTAATTTTAAGAAAAAGTCTCCATACTTAACCATGTTACGAGTCCAAGACCATAAGTTAAACTCAATATTAAGTATATCGTAAAATAAATTATAAAGTACTCTCTGAATATTTTCATCAGAGGATCTGATAGCTAGAACTTCATTAAAGTCATTTTTTACAGTAGCCTCATCAGCTAAGATATCTAATGCAGAAGCTAAAATAGGATCTGTATCCATTGCTTCATAATCAGAGTATAGCTGTATTCTTAGAGTTTGAAAGTTTAGATTAGGGTTAAATATGTTTCTATTATTATAGATATATAATCTACTAAACCTATCTATTAGAGAATTAGTCTGATATTTACCGGTAGTTTGTATTTGATTAGGATCGATTACTTTTAACTGATCTCCCCCTACGTTACGTATAACAACGTCTGTAGCAAAGAGTCGCTGTAATCTGCTAAATAAGCCTTTATCTGCCATTTTATTAAAATGTCTTTAGTTATAAATATATTCGTTTAAAATAACCAGCTAATATCTTCTTGCTGCTGATTGCCCATGTCAATAAGATACGGATTATTTCTTTGTGATCCAACTGTACTTATAACAGCCTGGTTTTTTGCATTGAGATTTCCAAAAGAGGAAAGTTGTGCTCTAGCTAGATCTAAGCCTTGTTGTCTCAATTTCAATGCAGTATCTCGTACATATAGTGCAGTTGCGAATGCCATAACTAGGTCGTCATTATAGTTAGTTTGTGCTTGTGCTTTTCCATTTTTCCATACAAACACTCGCATTTCTTGTAGAAGTCTTTTAGACTGTATAGTTACACTTTTCTCTCTGATATACTCAGTCATCTTAGCAACAACTAAAGGGCGCGTTCTCATCGACATTGTAAAACCTGGAACGAGTTTATCTCTTTCGTATTTCGACATATAAGATTCTACTGTGTCTGTGTTAGAAGTAGAACTATAGTATACATTTTTATATTCCCTCTCTAGTATTTGTTCTATAGTAGACCATCCAATATTTGCATTTTCTACTACTAACAATGCATCGTTATATTCAGATGCAATTCCTACTAAAACGTTTCCAAATTCTTTAGGAGATAGTTTTCCTCTATATTCTGCTACCTGCGTACAGTTCTCTATATCTATTACGTGAAACGTAGAATAGTCAGTAGAGTCGCCTCTGGAAACGTCGGCTGTAACCATATAGGATTTCTGATAATCAGGGCTTTCCCACACCCATAAATTTCCGTCAACTCCTCTTTTCTCTGTTGGATCTTTTTGATAAGTTTCTTCATAAAATATTAGATCTTCTGGTTCAAATACTGTTTCACCTGATGATAGGAAGTCACAATCACACTCTTGAGCTGCCATACGAGGACCTAAGTCTCTATCTTGCATATCCCTCCATATTTGATTTCTTTCAGGATGGACTATCCAAGGTAATTTTATAGGAATAAAAGAATTTTCTCCTGTCTCCGCTTTAGTATATGTAGAATGGAACCAGTTACCGATACCGTTCGGAGTTGATAATGCCATACATTGTCCGCCGGTAGCTAAAGTTTGTTGTGCTGCTGTAAAGGTTTCTTCGATATTATCAATAAAAGCGGCCTCATCTATCAAAAGTAACGATACTGCTTCAGAACGAGCTGAATCCGAGTTACTTGATTTTGCTTGAATTTTTGACCCGTTTTTAAGTCTCAGTGATAATTTATTCTTTTCTACTGCGTTTAGTCGTAACCACTTAGGTAGTTGTTCGTACATGAACTGTACCTTCGTTACTAAGTTTCTTGCAGTTGCTTGGGTTGTTGCAAGAGCTAGTACGTTTTTATCTTTGTGAAAGATCATTAACCATAAAGAGTATCCAGCTGCTAAGGTTGATATACCTAGCTGTCTAGACTTTAACGTAATAAGGTATTGATTATCTCTAAATAAATGTAATACTTTTTCCTGGAATGGGTATAGATTAAATAAAATTCTACCTCTTGTAGGATGTTGTATATAGCAATACTTCTTCATGAAGTATGCTGGATCTTTAGCACATTTTATATATTCTTGTGCTATAATACTTTTAATATCTTGCGACATAACTGATTAGTTTATATCTCTATTCCTCGGATCTTATCTAAAGTTCCGAATCTAGATTGAGTTGCATTACTTCCTTCTTTTTTAGTAAAGATTCGACGTAATATTATTCCATTGATATCTTGTTGAGAATCCGTGAAATAAAAATCACCATCTCTCTTTCTTATATGAGCATATAAAGTACCCCCGTGTTCTTCTATAAAGGTATCAACAGGTACAAACTTTCCGTTTTTAAAATGAACAGTATTTCCTTCTACTTCAAACTTAACTTCCATATCTCCTTGATAATAATAGTCGATAGGACCCCCCATTGGAATAGTTCCTTGTATAACAGTCTTAATAAGATCTTCAGGTATTTTTCTAGATACGTCAGGTATAAGTTTATTTCCTGATAAATTTATTCCTTCTAGGTTATTGGCTTCAACTCTGTCTTGATAAAACTGATAGGCATCTTCATAAAAGTCTGTCAACCATTCTCTTATTCCAGAGTTAGTTGTTGACATTGCTGTCATTCCCTTAATACCTCCTCCTGCAAGTGTAGGTGCTTGATTACCCTTCGCCGATACTTTTACATCAGCTCCTCTAACTTTCAAGATAACGTCAGCATAAGGTTCAGTATTAAATTGATTCAACCCATCTACCTTTTCAGCAACTTGAACTCCTGTTATTTCAATACCGTTAGTACCTTTTAAAGTTTTAATTCCAGGTACAGCATTTATAGCATCGATTATACCATGCTCTTGTCTTTCAGAAGTTTCTATTTTGCTCCCTCCTGTACCTCCAAATTCTTTTGTTTTTTCTAAAGCACTAAAACTTACTTCATTTCCTTCGCTATCTTTGAAAAAAGGAAATTGATTAATTCTAGCACCTCCTATCTTTCTAATTGCATCTACCTCCATAGAATAAAAGAGGGGTGCATAAGAATCGTCGTTGTAGGTAAGTGTGTTTTGACTCCCGTCTTTAAACTGAAATGGAGCTTTATTTTCTATTTTATTATCTATAACCTGTAATCTAGAATATTTTCTACTTGCATCACTAAAGTCATTCCACTTTAAAACTCCTTCGTCTAATCTAAAGCCAAATAGAGATTCAAAAAGATTCATATCCTCTTCGTTATTAATATCAGGATATCCCTTCTCACATCTATAAGACCATTCTAGTATTACTTTTTCTACTAAGTCCATTATGCTGGTTCTTCTGCTGGTTCTTGAAATTCTACCTCTTCTCCTCCTAGATCAGCTCCTCCCGCTTCTTCTTCACCACCCGCTGGCGCTGGTGCTTCGCTTTCTGCTCCTCCACCTCCTCCAGGAATACTACCGGTTCCCCCGCCTGATGAGCTTGATGAACCATCGTCTTCTCCTCCTTCACCAGGTTCACCGCCTGTGTTAGGACCGTACTTAAGAAGTTCGTTTAACTTATCTAAAGCCTGCTCAAAGTCTGATAATCTATTTATATAGTAGCGCTTTCCTTGAATCTGAGCTTCAAATCCTTTGCCGGTCCATTTAAGAATAAAGTTTTGTTTATTTTTTAACTCTACTCTGAAAGTAGAAGGACGGGGTGCTACCCATAAAATCTCTTCAACAAACTCTCCATATTGATTAGTTAGTAAAGATTCTACAGCCTGTTTTAAACTTGGAAACTTAGCTAACATCTTATCTGTTGCTGTCTCAAGTACTGTTTCTTCGCCTGCTTTTTCTAAAGGCTTTTCGTCTACCTTTTCTTTAGGTACCTCAACTGGCTCTTCTTCTATTATTAACTCTGCTAATGACTTATCCTCGTTCATTGAACGTCTTTGTTTCATCATAGCATACTGACCTGGATATTCAGTTCTTAAAAAATGACGTAATGCATTGAAAGTCTTGCTCACAATTTCAAATACCTGTCTTGCTTTTTCGTCTTTACGAATATCGTCGATATGCATTAATTCTTTTGTTGAAGCAACTGCGGATGATAGGTTACGAAATAAGTTTTCAAAACTAGGTAGCTGAATGACTTTATGACCAATTGCTCCTGTTTCAGGATTCACCTTATCAGTTTTAAAATATGTGGATAGGTCCTTATTAAAGAAGTCTTCATCTTTAATTGGTCCGTATTTATCTTCTATAGATTTCAAAAAATCCTTGGAAACATCTTTTGGTTTTAAGATATTACCTTCTTCTTCATCTATCCTTATTAATTCATTTGGTGAATGTTTGTGAATTTTTCCATTAGGTAATTCAATACTGTAGTATTTTTCATCTTTAGCACCGTCTTCTTTATCTAAAGATTTTACAACACCGGTGCCGCCATGATTCATTTTTACTTTATCTCCAACTTTAAAATGAGATTCTTTTTTAACTTTCTTTTTTTCTGGTTTTGGTTCAGCTTCTTCTTCTTTTAAGTATACCGAAGTATTTTTTAAAAAACTATCTATTTCTTTTTTAGGTATGTGTAATATTTTTACATTTTGATTATTAACCCCATATCCTTTAATACTGTAGAAACTTTCACCATCATCGTCAAATTGATATTGAATTGAAACTATATCCCCTATTTTAAATTGGGTTCCTTTAATAGAAGTTTCTTTATCTACTACTACTGTTTTTGGGAAATTTGATGATTCTTCAGTTAAAAACTCGGCATCATCACAGTATTCTGATTTTACAGGATTTATTGCTGCTTTATTTGTAGCTTTCATTTCAGCTAGTACTTCAAAGTATACTTCCTCAATAAGTTCTCTAAATTCTGCTTTATTCATTATCTAATTTCTATTTAAAGAATTTTTCAAGTATCTCAATTTTATCATTAGCATCAACTAACATAACTAAAGCTTCTTCGGCATTTCTATAGTAATCTCCTGTAGAATGGTCACCTATACCTGCAGGATGTTCTGAAAGTAAATTTAGAGTAAGTAATGCTTTTGACTTTTCAGCAATAGCAGATGACATTAACATATCAAATAATTCTTTCTTCATTTTTATATTTTTTTAATATCCAAGACGCTTAATAGAAGCAAGAATAAAGTTAACCGCATGTGCCATTGGAATATTATAAATCTTAGCTAACTTCTTTACAAAGTTCAATACCATTTCATCACCTTCAGGATTAACTCCTCCTTCTGCAATACCCCCTGCATGATCTCTTACTATTTTAGCATTTTTTAAAATTGCAGTAAATTGTGGTGTTCCACCTTCGATAAAACCAGCTACTGGGTTGTATTGATCATCTACTTTCTGTAATACTACAATGCCTTTTAGTCCGATTTGGCATTGAAATTTATGTCCCCTAAAGTCTATAATATCTCCAATCTGGTATGCCTTTCCTGTGATATCACGTGCTCTATCATCTTCTTCCTCTTCTTTCTTCAAACTTTTTTCTTTAGCCATCATAGCTTGAACCTTCTCGATAGTTTCCATATCTTTAGGTGTCATCTTCATTCTACGAGTAAACTCTTTAGTTTTTGGATCTTGTACTAACTCTGTTTCACCTTTCATTTCATTCATATCAACGTTAGTGTCGATTACTTGAATATCTTGAGTACCAAAGTCCATCTGTAAATCGTATGCAAGTCCTGGGTTGGTTAAGTAGTATGTATCAGAGCCGTCTATTTCTACTGCTTTATCATAAGCCGGGTTATCGGCGATAAGTTCTAATGCTCTTTTTGCATCTCTAATTGCTACTTTAATATAGAATTTTTTATTACCATACTCATACTCATCTGAATCTATATCCTCAATTTCAGCTTCAGCAAGTTTAGCACCTGCTTTTTTCTTTTTAAGATCGTACATCTTATTTCTAGCAGCATCTCTTTCTGCTGGCATCTTTGCAGTATCGTTAGCAATAGTTTCTAAATCTGCATAAGATTCTTCTGCTGCTTCACTAAACATCTTTTGAAAGCCAGCAAACTTTTCTGGGAAATAAGCTCTATAGTAAAGTTTTTTAGCATGGGCAACTAAACCATCTCTATCTGATTTATACTCTTCCCACTCATTCCAATAAAAATCTACAGCATCTTCTATTGCTGATTCAAAATCATTATCAAAAGGCATTGGCATCTCTTCTGGTTCTCCTAAGTCTTTATGAATAGACCTATTCATTATGCTTTGATCTGATGAACCCCAATCTTCTTTCAATACAGCTTTTTTAGCCTCTGTCTTGCCCATGGCTTTTTTGATAGCCTTATCTTTCACTCCTTTATATTCTTCCTCAGGCTTTTCTATTTTTCCGTCTTTATCGTAATCTTTCCCTTCATTGTAACGACAATACGACATACTAACTACTGTATAATCTCCTTCATCGTTATACTTACGGCATTCTCCACCTACTACTCTATAGTGGTGTTCGTATTCATTAACAGAAGCATCTAATTCCTGGTCTTTACCGGTTCCGGCAACAGCAGCGTCTAACTCAGCTTCTAATTTCTTTTTCTCAGCTGTTAAAGCCTTTAACTCTGGTACTACTGATTGATCACCACCCTTATACTTAGCTGCAAGAGCTTTCATCTTAGCGACGATCTCTCCATGTTTTTTCTGTATGCTTCCTACTGATACTTCTTCTAATTTATTTCTATTATTGTAAGATTGGTATAAAGCTTCCGCCTCATCTCCTCTTCCAACAGCTCTTAACTTTTCTATTAAGTTTCTAATATTTTGAGCTTCTTCTATACCCGCTTTGTACCATCTATGGTCATCAGACATCATATAATACCAATCATGTTCTTTCAATGCTTTTTCTAACTGTTGCATTAAGTCTCCTTGAGGTTCATCTTTCTTACCGTAGATCTTAGATAGGTCATATGCATCTTCTTTCATATTTCCATCTAACTTAGCCCAACATTTCAAAATATTTGCTTTTAATACATCTCTATTTACATGAGGTTCACCTGCTCCTTTTAGCCCTACTTGTCCAACTTTCTCTGAATAATTAAAGTCAGATAATATAATATTCTTATCTTGATCTATATGAAAGGAAAATTCATCTTCTTTTCCGTCTTTATATTGAAAATGAGTATCAAAGGCCATTTCTTCTAACCGTAAGATTTTCGCACTAGCGATTTCCATACCATCTTCTTTCAAAGCCATTGCGGTTGCCTTAGCTACTTCTTTGGCAATCTCTTTTGTTTGATTTAGATCGAATTGAAGACCTTCTTCAGCTTCTTTAATATCTAAAGATTCTCCTTTTTTATGAAGCTGAACTTGTGCTCCTTGTTTAGCTAAATCTTTAGCTTTATTTTCGTCATCTGTATGAATTACACCTTTATCCATTTCTAGTATAAGTTTTAATTTACTTTGTAATGATTCTTGTAAGCGAATCAATTTCTTTTCCATTTTCTTAATATCTTGTTTTGGCTTCACATCATATGTACCACCTTGTATCGCTACTATAGCTTGTTGAATTTTTTCTAGACGAGCTTTCAATTCATTAAAAGTCATCGGTGTATGATTTTCTTTCATATGATATGAAGTAAGTATTTTATATACATATAAATAGGTGTTTTATTACTTGACTTACTCTACACTTTCTTTCTAGCTGTTGCCCCAGTTCTTAGCACCTTTCTTACGGCACTTTACAAGTGCGCCACTTGCATATGCACTAGGCCATACCTTGTAGCGAGCCTTAACTTTATGATAGCAAGCATCCTGCTTTTCGTCCAATGCTGCACCTTCCTTCTTAGTAGCAACATTCTTTGCTGCACCTCTACGTTCTGGGTTTGGATCTTCTCTACGCTTACGACGAGCGGCACTGGCACGGCCTTTCTTACCTAATGTATATGCTTTACTCTGTGGTAAGCACTTTGGCTTGCCTTCACTGTCACTGCCTCTAGCGCAATCACCCTTAATTTTACCATCGGGTCCAAAACGTACCCACTTCTCTTTAAACCACTTTCTTAAATCTTCGTCCAACGTTCCAGTACTGTTAACTAGATCATTGTAGATTTTTTCTAGCTCTTCAGCGACTACATCCTTTTTTTTTTCACCCTCTAGTGCCATTTGATTAGGGTCTGGTTGACTATCTAATTCATGGTAGCTAGTATTAGCTTGATTTATAAAGCTTTGTGATTGAGAGATATGATCTTGGATCCAACCGGGAATATCTTTTTCTTCTGGACCAATCTTATACATTAATTCACCTGCATTTCTAATTATATCTTGCAGTTGACTTATAGCCATTGATACTTCGTGATCTTGTTCTTCTTTCTGTATCTTTACAGCTCTTATTTCTTCTCGTACTACTTGTACTAATTCTGATATTTTCATTTGCAATGGTAGTTTAAATATCTTTGTAATGCTTTTGCAAAGTGTGTTCCTTTGTCTTCTAATTTACCCTTTTCTGCTCTTACCTTTGAACAAGATAAAGTACCTAATCTTTTTTTCAAAATACCGGGTTTAACAGGATCATCTATTCCTTCCATCAACATCTCCATTAAATGAGATATATCTACTACCCATAGTTGAGGGTCGATTCCGTTTTTTACTAATCCTGAAAGTCTTGTATTTCCTGCTACTAAGTCGTAGTCTGTATCGCCGAATTTGACAACAATAGACATTTCTATAACTCCTTTTTCGAATGCTTGTTTAAATCTTTCCTTTTTAGGTTCTTCTAATCCATCAAAATCTAAATCTACATTACCGAGAATGTTTTTAATTTTAGAAAATGCGACTGGTTTACCTTGCTTAGCTATTTCCAACCACTTCTCCTTCCCCATATCTTCAAATTCAGGATATCTTATAGCCTCTTCCCATTCGACTTCGAAATTGGGTTTTGTATACTGTATCTGTTTTATTTCGAGAATTATATCAATTAATTTCATCTCATATGATTTTGTAGCATTTCAAATAATAATGCAGCTAGACCAGCAAAAAGTATCCATAAAGCCTTATTAACTCCATTTCTCCACTTTTTCAATTCGTCTAATTCCTGCATTTTTACTTGGTAATCTTTTTCGTTAGACTGAATGGATAGTCTAAAGTCGGTATTCTTATTAGTCTTAACTACAAGGCCATCTTCTGGGTTAAGTAACATAAATTTTAACTCAGAGATGTCTTCTTTAAGATCTTTCACATCCTCCAGCATTATCTTTAACTCTCCATTAGGCATATGTGTTTTTATATGCTTGAGCTCAAGTAATACTCCTTCAAGTAGTTCTTTTTGTGTCATTACGTTTATATTAGGTAAAAAAGGTTACTTATAAATAGTTAACTATCCATATTAATCTTCAGATGTTTAAGGTACTCTTGTAACTTATCTAAGATTTCCTTTTTAAACTTACTATTATTATGTTTCCAATCTTCTATATCACCCTGTTCTGTTATGA